TTTTGACCCTTAGCAATCTTGGCTTCTTTAGTAAGGGATGTGGCGTACGTTGGCAGATAGTGTGATGAATCAGCCTGGTATGTTGTAAATGTAGGTAACTCGCGGTGAGCATACTTCCTTGATTCTTGCTGGAAGAAAGTATGAGCAGCATCAGCCATATCATAGCGAGTGGATGCTGAGCCGCTTCCGCCAGTACTTACACCTTCAGAAAGAATATGTCCATCGTTTGCGCGAATTAAATCAACAGCATAACCAACTTGGTCCTCTGGAGAAATCTTAGCAAGGCCCTTAGCAAAGGCTTGCTTGAAGGCTGGAAAGCCAGTAGTTAAAGCATCTGGGGTAATACCTTTAGCGGCGCCAAGAGATGTAAGAACCGCAGAAGCGATATGCTTACCTTCACCTGCAAGTAGTGGGTCTGACTTAGCAACAGATACTGCCAATTTAGACTTAATCATATTAAATACGCCGTAACGAGCAACTGCTGGGATAAGTTCTGCAGCAGCAACGCGAGTACCGAAACCTAAAGTAGCAAGAGCCAAAGGCTTGAATATACTATTGGTATATGCCTTTGCTGTAAATGTATCTAGTTTGCCATAGCCCTTTTGAATAAGGTTACCTGAACTACGAAATGCTTTCTTAGCAGCATTAAAATCTGGAATAGAAAACTCATCAACAAACTGATGCTCTGATGTACCAGCGACAGCAGTACGTCCATCAATTGTTTCATATGTGCCAATAGGATTTCCCATTGCATCTGAACCGTAAACTTGTTGTCCAACTGTAGGTTGATTAAGTTTTTCTAATTCATCTTTAGCATTTATTACTAAAGCATTGTCATCTGGCAAGCCCATAGCCTTGAAAGAATCAAAGGTAGTTTGTGCTTTAATAGCACGGGCTAAGCCAATATTACCTTCAGCAACTGCTTGTGCATACTGGCCAGCCATTTCAGTACCAAATTGATGTGTACCACCAAAGCGAGCAATGCGATAGATGACGCTTGTAGCATCAGGACTATTCCATTTGAAAGACTTAGTTGAAAGTGCGCGGGTTATAGGGTCAATGCTAAATGGCATATAACCACTAAATGTTTTGTAGCCTCTATTAACCCAGTTTAATTCCTCTGGACTAGCATCGCCACGTAATGCCTTTTGCAAAGGTTCTAATCCCTTAGCGCGGATAAGAGTACGTGATGGAAGTATTGCGGCTCCAGCAAGGGTGTTGCTTAATTCACCAAAGTAAACTGAATCACGAAGAAAATTATGAATATCATCTGCTGTTTCTAATCCAGCAATCCGAGCAGGGGCTACAGTTCCAAGTTCTGGATATTTCTGAGCAATTGCTCCCGCTGCTTGCGCAGCAGTTTTAGAACTTTTGTTAATATTAGCCATATCTTCAAGTGCTCTATTGTAAGTATTTGAAGTTGCGTTAGGTAATACTCCGCCACCTTCTTTAACTAAATCTAGTTGTTGCGGAGTAAACACGCGTCCAGAGCGAGCATCAAGAAAATTCTTTACGCCAGGAATAGAATCCATAATTGGATATTTGGCTTGAGTTTCAATTGCCTTATCAGGAATTTTAAGGTATTTGCCAGTCTTCATTAACTGGTTAAACTTACCAAGTACGCTTACTGGGTCTGTCGTTATATCAAATGAAGCATCGCTAATACCTGATACAAATTTACCTAATCCAGCATTTGTATTTTTAAGTGCGGCTGAAACACCATCGGCACCAAGGGCACCAGAAATCTTTGAAAGAGCGTTTGAAAAATCACGGCCTGCTGATATTTGATAATTTGCATTTTCAGAATCAGCATAAGAATCTTTGTAAACTCCACCCATTATTTTGCGGGTAAGCGTGCCTGCTAAATCAGCACCAACAATAGTACCTTCAGGTCCAAGCAAAGAACCAGCAGCAGCACCCGCTACGGTTCCAAGAGTTGCTAAGAATCCAGGAAGAAAACCTTGCTTCTGATATACAGAGTGAATAAATTTATAGTCGCGTTGAACTTCTTGCAGTGGCTTGGCTAAAAAGTTTAGCCCTTTGAATACGTCAATACCTGCTTTAGACCAAAAACTTGTACTGTCATTAGCCGCAGCATGTTCAGCAACAACATCAGTTGCAGTTACGCCATTAAGCGCATGCGAAGTTAAGACACCATTAGTGCTTGGGTCTGAAGAATTAAGAACACCTGCTGCTAAACCTGGGTTTCTGGCAAGTTCGGGTGTAATCCAACCGTAATCAATACCAGCCAACTAGAACCCCTGACCAATCCTCATCGCTAAATATTTAAGCGCTGGGGAAGCGTCAGGATTAGCCGCCATCGCATTAAACATTTGAGAAGCGTTTTCATATTGTGCTTGTATTGGGTTAGGAAGAACTAATGCTTCTGGTCCAGCACCTGGTCCTGCTGCTGCGCCATGAGTAACTGGTTGTCCAGGATACTGTGTTGGTGCACCAAGAGGAATTGCTGATATTGGATTAGGCATTGGTTGCTGTTGTGCTTGTTGTGGCTGTGCTTGCGCACCAGCCTGTGCAATTTGTGCTGCTGGCATAGTCTTAACTCCTGGTGTTTTTGCTAGAGGCGCTTGACGTTGTAGATTAACGAAGTCTTCTGCTCCAGGCTCTCCTGCTGCATAACGTATTGCTTGTTTTGATGCAGGGCCACCATCTGTACGTCGGGCCATGGCCCCTGGCAAGGATGGAGTAGTTGAAGGTTTTGCTGCTTCTGGCATACTCATTCACCTTCCTGTAATGTTTCAATGGTTCGGGCTGCATACTCGTGGAAGTTTTCTTTGTCCTCCATGAAATTTGCTTGTGTCTGTAGCATTTGACTAGCCATAGACAAAGAGCCTGCTATATCAACTAAGATATCGGCTACTGTTTCGGCAATGAGGGCATAGACATCAAACTTGGTTACCCTTGTTGGTATCTTGCCCTCATCGTCATTTAGCATTTATTTACTTCATTGGCTTTCCAGCAGTGGTGCCTGTGCCTTTTGTGCCTGAAGGTTGCTTTGTAAAATTCATTGATGTTGCGCCAGGCTTGCCTACGCCAGACTTTGGTTGAATTTTTGTCTTCTGTGTTGTTGCATCTGAGGAACCGTGTCCGCCTTGATTCTTTGGCGCTGGTACCTTTGTAGTCAATGATGACTTCATTGTTGCCATTTATATCTCCTATAGGTTTTTGTTTTTGTTTGACAACCAAATACGCGTTTAGATTGGTTGCCTTCTGATAGTTCCCGCAGACATCTGCGCGTTACCAGAAGATGAGAGTCCTGCAAGTAATGTTTGCAGTGCTGGGCGTCCACCTGGAGCCATGCCTTCTTGGCCTGGTGCTACACCTTGCATACGTCCTGAGGCACTTAAACCTTCAGGGAGTTGGCCTTGATTACTAGGCTCCCCAGTAGGAGCCTGACCTGGGGCACCTGCCTCACCAGCGGCTGCAACTCCTGGGGGAACCTGTTCTGGTTGAGGAGCAAATGCCGCAGCAACTACTTCCTCAACATCTTTACCTTCTTGACGTCCATTAATAATAGATGCCATAGCGGTTAGAATTTTAGACGGGTCTTGTCCCTGTGCAACCATTGCTGGTAATGCTTGTGCATAACCTGCAACCGCTTGAATCAAAGCATCGCGTAATTGTTCAACTTCAACTTTTTCTTCTTCCATGGTGACGTTCATTTCCCATGGCATCTGACGACGCAAGAAATCGCGAGAGATTAATTTATCTCCACGCGCTTGCAAACCAAATACTAATGCGCGGTTAGGGTCAAGACCAGCCATAAGGCCATAGGTAACATCGCACCAGTGGTCGCCCTGAATATCTTTAATTGGTGTGTATGTAATTTCATAAGGAGCGCCAGCGTTAACGCCGCGTACTTCCTTAGTTACATTACCAAACAATTTTTCATCCATCATAAACATCAAGCGCATAACGTGACGGAATGATTCAGCAAATACTGCTTGTGCTGTTTTAACTTGTGTATCAAATCCACCCATAAGGGCTTCAACACCACGGCCAGTTACAATAGAACCAGACTGAACACCAAGGCGTCCTTGCGGATAACGAGAACCTACACGAAGTTCCTGGTCAAGTAATTGTGACTCTTGGAAAATTCCTTGAGGAATGTCAAGTGCTACACGACGAATCTTTTCAGGATTGGCAGAACGGATAGTTGCATCTGGACCAATCTCAAGTACGTTAACATCTGAAGGTAAAGCAAACGGAGCCTGTACAGATTTCTGTGCTGCTTCTAGTTGCAATGTTGCAAAGCGTGAGCGGGCAACTTGTACCCACATGATGTCATCAAACTGACCGCGTTGGTGCTCATCAGAGTCAACGCCAGGACGAACAGCAATGACAACTGGAATTTCACCAAGAAAATTCTTAGCACGGTCAAGGATTAAATTCTTGCGCTCTGGTACAAAAAGAATTGTTTCATCTTTGTCAACAAAACGAAATACTTCAAGCATACGTTCTGAGTTTGCTTGCTCATAAGGACCACGGATAACACTCTCATGCTCAGGAAAATCATTACACAATTCGCGTACAGTCTTTTGGTAGCGGCGTGTGTATGAGCGTAACTTATTGAAACGGTCAAACTCTGGATAGGCACCAATTGGATTATCAATGCGAATCATTGGGCGATTGTTTTCAAAATCTGGCTCAATGACAAATGCAAGCATACCAAAGGTTACATAGCGGTCAGCACCTGTGTACATCTGTGTCTGCAGGTTACATGAGTCACGATAACCAGCAGCAATCATTGTGCGCTTATCAGCGCGACGACGTGCTCTATCTGAAATAGAATCTGTTGTGTCGCAATTAAATGCTGGCAGTGGAGCAATAACTTCTGCTACGTCGCGTGCTGCAACGTCAATAAAGTTTGCAACCATTGGCTTAGGAAAGTCTGATGAGAATAATTCTGGGAAGACTTGCTGAATGTTGCCTTGACGAATTGAAAGTAGGTCTGCCCAGCGTGCATCACGAAGATGATAGTGGTCGCGTAGTTTACGTACGCGTACACCTAACTCATCAATATCTAGCGCCATACCAGGTTCCTCCGTTGACTGCCATCTGCTCTTGCATCTTGGCGTATTCTTCTAAGTTAACAACTTTGCGTTGGGCAAGTTGTCCTTTTGTAGCAAACGGGTTCTTAACAAAAGAACCGCCGTATGCACCCATCTGATTGATATAGTCACGCATTTGAGTCTCTGCAAACCACAGAGCCATCGGACCATCTTGCTTTGCTTTGGTTCCAGCCGACCAAGTAATCAACTGCTCAATAAGAGCCTTGATGTTTTCATTATCTGTACGCGGTAAGTCAAGGAGATTATTACCCATGTGCTTACCAGCT